GCTCCTAAAGATAAACTTTTTAAGAAACCAAAAGTAAAACTTTATAGTAAACATCGTGATGAAGATGATGCTGAAACTGAAGCATTTGCTAGAGGTGAATTAGCAAAGTTTAATCGAGAACAAGCAGAAACAGCAACCGTTCAAAAGGACACTGAAGCATCAGGAGAAATTGCAAGCTCAGATGGTAAAGCTACTCCTTCAACTGAACGCCCTGAAAATGCAGAAGACCGTGTTTTTAAGAAACGCTATGACGATTTGAAAAAACACTATGATTCTACACTCAATAAGCATAAAGATGAAGTTCGTACTTTAAGAACTCAATTAGAACAATCAGCAAATAAGATTGTTCCACCTAAGTCGAAAGAAGAACTTGAGGCTTGGAAAAAAGAATATCCAGATGTTTATCAAATGGTGGAAACTATTGCAATAGACAAAGCGGATAATAGAGCAAAAGAGATAGAGACTAAATATCAAAATCTTCAAGCTCAACAGGAACAACTAGCACAAGAAAAAGCTGAAGTAGAACTTCTTAAACTTCATCCTGATTTTCAAGAGATTCGTCAAAAAGATGATTTTCATGAATGGGCATCTAACCAAGATAGAGTTATCCAAGATTGGCTTTATGAAAATAGAGCTAATGCACAATTAGCAGGAAGAGCAATCGACTTGTATAAAATGGATAAAGGAATTGGAAAGTACTCAAATAAACAGGAAAAAGATATTAAGAAAGAAGCTGCTAAAGCTGTATCTAAAACTAGAAAAGCCGAATCTACTGAAGGTGCTAAACCTAAAAAGATTTGGTCTAATGCTGAGATTTCTAAAATGTCAGTTAATGAGTATGAGAAATACGAAGAAGAAATCGATAAAGCTGTAAGAGAAGGTAGAATCCAACCTTAACAAATAACTATATAATCGGAGGCTAACACTATGGCTACTATGTCAAACGCTGCAGGTTACAACAACTTACCTTCGGGTAACTGGGTACCAGCGGTATATAGTCAAAAGGTTCAAAAGTTTTTCAGACGTGCATCAGTTGTTGAAGATATTACTAACACTGATTACGCTGGAGAAATTGAAAATTTTGGCGACACGGTTAATA